CTTATCAATATCTTCATGCATATGTTTAAGGTGATTATTTTTAATCTCGTTAATCTCCTTTTTAACTCCTGTAATATGTCCGTGTAATGAAATAATATGCTCCCTTTGTGTTCTAGGTTCTATTGTCATTTTGATACTATTTGACCAAAGCTGTTGATTGTAGCATTATTAGTTGTACCAAGTTTATTTTGATTTTCAATAGGAATAGTCGATCCTGCTACTTGAGTTATTGTTGAAGGATCACTACTAATTTGTTGAAAATAAGAAGTATCGTTAGCAGGTAATTCTACTTCTTTAAACGGATTAGGTAAGGTTGTTAATTCAGGTAAACCTAACGGAGTATTTTTATATACTCTAAGCATACTATTTATATAACTATTAGCTGCAATATAAGGATTAGCTTTACCTATGTTTCTAGCATTTTCTGCAAACTTATCTTTAACGCTATCACTTATTTCAAGAGGTTTAAATCTTCCTCTTTGTAGAAATCTTAAATCTGTTTTGACTCCTCTTTCCTCAAAAGATTTTTTAACACTAAAAGGAGAAGCACCTAATTTTAAAGCTGCAAAATAATCTTTCATCATTTCTTGTTTAACTTTATAAGCAGCTTTATTTGCTATTTGATACCTTTCAACAATATCACCAGGGGTTATGTCACCACCTTTTAATAACTTAGATGTAAATTCTCTTCTAGAATTTCTAATTCCTGTTTGATATTTAGCTATTTTAAAATTAATTGCTTTTTCTGTATCTACCGGTATTACTCTAAAACCAGCAAGTCCTGCTAACTCATCACCTAATTCAAAACTTCTACCATAATCATCTGTTTCACCTTTAATAGTTAAACCTAATCTATTAAAAGCAGCAGCAGAACCCGGTGTTTGTGATTCAACCAAATGTTTTATTATAATAGAGGCTTTTTCTCCAAAAGGAGTTTGATCAGTATAAAGAACTTTACCTTCTCTAGTTCTACCTCCCCTAGCTATAATATCCATAGAAGCTTCAGTCCAAATAGATTCACTAATAAAAGGACTAGCTACTTCTTTTGTTGATTCAAACATACCTCTCATAAAATCATTCATGATACCGTCTTCATCTGTTCTACCTTCTTGAACAGCGTTAAGAACTGTTTGAACAGGTCTTGTTATTGTATCAAAAACATTAGTGCGAGAAAAATCTATGTATTTTAAGTCACCTGTTTCTTTATTTCTAATTGGAATTAAAGTAGAATTTTTAGACCAACTAGGAACATATCTTCTTAAAGCTTCCATTTCTTCTTCAGTAACATTATATAAAGCCTTTGCTCCTTCAACGACAGCATAAGGAACAGCAGTGGCCGTTACACCAAAACCAAATAATCTTCTATAACCACTTTTTCTTCTAGGGTATACAATTTGTCCGTTTGCCAAACGAAATGATTCATTAATATCTTTAAGACCTTGTTCAACAATGTTTGTACTTACTCTAATCATTTCAGCAGGAAAAGATACAAAGTTTCCTACAGGAAACTTTCTTGTTGATTTTACAAAACTACCAACATAATTATAATTAGGAACTGTGTTTTTTACAATATTAGCAGCTTTGTCTATTGCTTCTTCACTACTTATTTTTATTCCATATTTAGCATAATCATCTAAAATTTTTTGATGTTCCATTATAAAACTAGTCATTTTCCAAACATCATCCCCTGCTGTGTAAAATTCTTCACCAATTTTTGTTATTGTTTTTGCTTTATTAAATAAAGAAGAAACAAGATTGTTTGGATTAATATTATCTCCCAAAAATGTCATTTTTTTTAATAATTCTTGAGTATCTCCATATCGTACATTACTACTAACAACTTTCTTTTCTTGTAGCATTCTATAAAAATCATTACCTTCTGGTGTTCTCGCACCTTTCATAGGTATTTGTAAAGATTGATAAGCTCTTTTAAAAGCTTTTCCACTAGGTATGTTTCCATTTGCTGTAACAAAGTTAAGTCCACTTACAAAGTTACGAACGTGTGTAATAGGTGATAAAATTGTTTTTGCAATTTGAGAAGTTGCTTTAGGTAAAAGAACAAAATTGTTCCATATATAACCAAACGCATTAGAGTTACTTATTATATCATTACTAGCCCCTGTTACAGCATCAGCTATGGCTGTGGATGTGTAAACGTCTCTAAGAGGGTTAGTTCCACCCACTAAAGATTCATCTGGCATATTAAATTGAATTCGTTTCACATCTTTTCCCCAAATTTTTCTAGCTTCATTTAAAGCTATTCTTTTACCACCTCCTTCTCTTAATCCTGTTTCAGGATTAATATTTTGATATTCATCAGGATCAAAAAATATTTTGTATTTTTTAGTTGCTTGTTCTTTAGTAAGACCTTCACCACCTCTGTAATCAACATATTTTTCAAAAGCTTGTTTTTGTGTAAGCCCTTCACCACCATTAGCAATGGATTGTTGTGCTTTTATAATCATTTGTTCTTTAGAAAGTTTTTGTGAATCCCTAACTAATTTGTTAGAAGCATTAAATATATCTTTAAAATATTGATTTTCTCTTGCTAATATAGATAATCTTTCTGTTGCACCCAATATAGTAATAGCAGCATTATTTTGTTTACCATATAACTCTTCTACGGATTTTTTAAATTGAGGAGTTAAATCATTAAAAGAAACCACTGTTCGATTTGGTTTTTTAATAAAAGAGTTATAAGCACTATCATTAAGAATACTTTTATTTACAAGTTCTTCTGGAAGATCAAAAAGAGCACTAGGAGATCTACCTTTAAGAACAGCTAAAGATTTTTTATTAGGTAATCTAGCTGTTTCTAAAATAGTGTTCATAGCTGTTTCTGCTTGTTCTGAAGTTAAACCATTATTATCTATTAAAGTTTGTTTAAATTTATTAGCTAATTGTGCGGTAGGTTTATAGTTAAATAAAGGAACAACAGATTTATTACCAAATATTTCAAAATTTGAAGTCAATATGTCAGTAACTTTTTCAGATATTACTTCTTTAAATTCTTTTAATTCTGTTGGATTCATGTTTCTTCCAAGAGAAGTAAACGCACCATCCCATTCTTTTCTTATAGAATTCATACTGTCAAAAATTTTATCTACTTCTACTTTAGACAAACCATATTCAGGTGACTTAAGAATTTTTTTAAGTTTTTCTTTTTGTGCATTACCTAATTCACCAAATTTAAATTCAAATAAATCTTCTCTTTTTTTAGGTAATGGTATTCCAAGTTTTTTATTCACAGATTCTTCAAATTGATCTTTAGCAAATTGTCTTGCTTTTGTTTGAGCATCAAACGTTACTTGATCTACACCTTTAGTAGTTACACCTGAAGAGTCTGTTAAAATGTCATTAATTTCTTTAAAAATTTTTTTCTTTTTTTGATTGTCAGTTAATTGACCTTTTGGAGTTCTATATAATTTTCCTTTAAAACTAGGAAACCAACTATTAACTTCTTTGGTTATGTTTCTAGATATTTCTGTAGCTCTGTTAATATCTCTTTCTCTAAAACCTTCTAATCTTTTTCCTTCTAAAAAAGCTACTTCATCTAAATCACCTCTAGATCTAAATTTTCCTGCAAACTTATCAAAAAACTTATCTATTTTTTTAGTGCTTCTAGAAAGCATTTTGTTTGAGTTCGCCATTTTTTTAATAGAGGCACCTACTCCACCTATTACTCCAGAAAATAAAACACTTTCAGTACCAAACTTTAATCTGTTTAAAAGATCTCTACCCGGATCAAAGTCCTTACCTTCTCTATTAATTTTTGTTGGGCCACCAATTAAGTCTCCAATTGATCCTACTTCAGAAACATCTGCTATAAATACCCCATCAGCAATACCTGCCCCCAATGCACCTGCTGCAAATTTAGCAGTTTTACCTTTAGCATTTAATTGAGCTGCTTGTTTTCCAGCTTTAGATAAAGCTGTATTATTTAATGTAAAATAAGTTCCTGCTCCTTTTGCAGTTAATGCTCTTTCGGCTATCTTCGCTGCTCTAGAGGCTGCTCCTATTGCTGGTACACCAAGATTAACTAATGTTTCTGTTATTTTTCCTGCTGCTGTTGATTCAGCTAATTCATCTAAAGGATTTATTTTATCAAAGAAAGCTTCTACTTTAGCAGCACTATTGGTGCCTGCACCTAAATCTATAAGAGTCGCTCCTAATGAAAATAATCCTTCAGGTATTTTAATTAATCCAGAACCTATACCTGCAAGAATAGAAGTTATTGTACCAACTTCGTTTTCAGGTTCTTCGTAGCCCTTTACAATATATCTTTCGTTATCGGCCATTTAGACTCCTTTAATTTATTTTAAACTATTAAAAGCTTCTTCTGGGTTTGTATATTCTATTGTGTTTGTACCATCAAAAACTATATATTTTTTAGTTTGTGGATCAAAATTAACTGCTCCAGGTACAAGTTTAGGTTGTTTAAATCCTTTTTCAGGTTTACCTGGTTGTACAGATTCGTATCTAACTAATTGTAAATTAGGATATTTAGTAGATTGAGCATAAAATTCAGCATATCCAGTCTTGTACTTATCTTCATGATCTGTATTTGCTTCAAAATCTTGAAGAATTCCTGCTCTTACATTTTCAATAGGTTGTGAGGGAGCAGTTTTATCAAATAATCTAGATAAAATATCTTGTGATGATAAATCAGGATCTAAACGTTGAATTGCTTTAATGGTTTTACCTATCTCTCCTTCATCTTTACCATCTAAATATTCTTTTATAGCTAACTCTTTAGCTTTTTGTTTTGTATCTGATCTATCTAATTCTTTACCTGCAGCATCAATAGCGCCACCATAATCTTCATCTAATAAAAATTTAGAACTTGCAGTTAATGCTTTAAAAATATCATCTTTTTTATCGCTTCTTAATAAATTTTCATACATATCGGCTTGACTAGATATTTCTTCTTCTAAAGAATTAACATCATCAACTTTAATAACTTCTTGATTTGTATCTTTAACAGTTGGTTCAGGTTTAGGATCCATTGAAACATTTACATCTTCTTTTATTTCAACGTTAGGAACATCTGTAGTTGTATATGTGGGTGCTATTTTTTCTAAAATTGTGGGTCCTTTTTCATCTTTATTAATAGATTTGTATTGATCATAAGTTTGTTGACCGTATATAGGACTAAAATAATCTGCTGTTGGTTCTCCACCAAAAAGAAGTTTTGAATAATTAACTAAATTTGAAATAGTATTTCCAATAGGAGATATAGCAGTATTAGATAAATATTGAACAGGATTTTCTATGTATTTTTTAAAAGGAGATCTTTCAAAACCTACACCTCCTCCTGCATTAATTGTTTCTGTTTCAGGTTGTTCTATACCCATTACATTATAATCTATTGTACTTTTTTTCCCTGCATAACCACCAGGTTCATCCACAAGACCTCTTTTAGGAATTAATCCAGACGTGATCCCTGTTCCACGGCTATCGACTTTACCACCACGTCTAAACATAGGTCTACTTAAAGTTTTACTCATTAACCGAACAATCCTAACTGACCACCAATACCTGCAAGACCCGCACCCATTCCAAGAATTTGAGATAGTGGGCTAGGAGGAGGTGTTGATGTTGTAGAGTAACCTGCTTGTGCTGGATATCCACCTATTAATCCTGTTAATTGTTGACCAACAAATCCTAAGTTTTGTTGATCGGCAAATGCTGCTTCTCTATCTGCTGCGGCTTGTGCATCGATAATAGCTTGTGCCTGTGCTTGTTGCTGTTGACCTAATTGACCAACACCAGAAATTTGTTGTTGTGCTAATTGTGGAGCTAGTTGAGCTAGTCCTTGTTGTTGTGTAGATAATGCTTGTTGATTAGCAAAAGCTTGTTGTGCTGCTTGCTGTGATTGTTGAAAACCTTGTTGTCTTAATTGTGCTTCTAGTTGTGCTTTATTAAAAGCAGTAACCGCATCAAACTCACCTTCTTGAGCACCCTGTCTACCACCACCAAAGGCACCAAACTGAAATGCTTGATCACCAATTGCTGATCTTTGTGCTGCTCTTTCTCGTTCCAAAGCAGCAAGAGAAGCATCAATAACTTCTTGTTGATAGGGTGACATAAAATCTTGATAGGCTTGAGGCCCTGTTAAACTTTGAGCAGCAGTAGCATCAGTACCTGCTTGATTTAAGAACGGTTCAAAAGAACCTAAACCACCTGCTAAAGTTCTAGCTTGTTGTTGTAAAGCTGTTTCGCCTGCTACAGTAGGTTGATAAGAACGTGTATCAATAGGTGTTCCTAATTGTTTAGTTAATTTATCTACAAGTACCTCGCCACCAGCTTCTATAAAAGGAGCAGGTCTTGTTATTGTTGTATCTACCATTATACTTTACTCTCTAATTGATTCATTAATTGATACATTCTTTGTGCTCCTTTATTAACGCTACCACCACCAGCAGCTCTAACGGCATCAGCCGTCATAACAAATTCATTTTTTGACAATCTTGCGGGGACATCATCAGCTTTCTCTTTAGACCCCACAGGTATAAAGCCACCGCCTCTATAGTCCATTTCCATAGAAGGCATACCACCCATTTTTAAAGTTGCAAGTCCACCTTTTTTAGCACCAAAATATTGTCCTGATTCTCCACCCATCATTCTGTTATATATTTCCATAATTTCAGTTGGTGACATTTGAGAAGTATTAACTCCCATTTGTATTAATTGTTGTTGCATTTTACCTAAACCGCCACCGGCATTGTCTGCTATCATTTCACTAGGGTCTAATAAACTTTTAGGTCCACCTGCGAAACTTCTATCGTCCACATCTTCTAATTCACCCGGTAAATCTATTAAGGTATCAGCAGGATTTCCAGACTCCGTAGGTTTAGGGTCAAGTATAGACATAAGTAATCTAGGAGGTATTTGTTCTTCTATAGATTCTTGTGTCAACATATCAATTATAGATTGACTAGTAGGATCACCACCAAGAGCTAATCCTACACGACCACCTTTATTGTAACTTGGTCTATTGGCTATGTAATCATCAATTTGTTGTTGTGAATATCCTGCGTTGGCGAGATAACTTTTTAAATAACCTAAGTACTCAGATGTATTATATCCATCTTCTGAATTTTGATAAGCGTCTTGTGCAGCTTTAGCAGCATCGTAAATATCAAATCCCGCTCCCGCTGCTGCTTGTGTTCCTGCAGCTTTACCCACATTAGCTATTGATGAAAGTATTTTACCCTCTTCACCGGAAACACTTGGATTTAAAAAGTCTCCAACTTTAGCTGCAACTTCTTTACCTTCTGTACCTACTTTTTGTAAAAATGTTTTATCTGGTGCTGGAACATCTTGTCGAATATCTGCAGAAGTTGGAAGAGTTTTAAATATTCCAGATAATGCAGCTTTTCTTAAATCTGTTTTACCGTCATTAACAGCACTGTCTGCTAATAGATTAGCAAAATATCCTCTAGCAAAATTACTCATAATTCCTGCACCACCGGGAACTAAAACAGATGCTAGGGGTCCTATAAAAGGTTTAATTTCATTAGGTACAATTCTTGAAATAACTTTGTTAACAGGTTTAAATACGTCTGATACTACGTCTTCTGCTTTTTTAAATACTTTACCCATTAGGCGTAGTGTCCTTTTGTGTAGCGAATAGCCATTCTTTTAATTGTTTCATTGTCTGACATTCTTAACCATTTCACAGGTTTATTATATCCTAATAATTTAGTAAAGTATTCTTTACTCCACTTCATCACCTTCTTAATATTGCCACAACATATAGTATCTATATGCCAAGCTATCGTTCCACTGTTATAATCTTCAGGGTGTAAATCTGCTGTTTTCATAAATTTTTGTTCTGTTTCTTCATTTAAAAAAGCCCAATTGGTAAAAGCAATTGGTAAATTATTCTCATAATGCACTTTGTATTGTCCTAATCTAATGGATGGTAAAATATGTTGGAGCACGTCCTCGTACGTGTGGTCTTGATAGCGAGGAAAAGATTTATATAGACCACATATCATGGCCATATCCCTTATTTTATCTGCATCTATCATAAACACATTACTTTTTTTTGTTTCAAAAATCAACTATTCATCCTCAGATTCTGATAGAACATCTGGCATTTTAGCGACTTTTATATTGACACTTCTAGATATATCTTCTTGTTTTGTATCTGTATTAGAGTCATTTACATCGTCTTCTGCTTCTTTATCTGATGAATATTCTTTGTTAGTTTTAAGGTTTTTAACTGTTACTTCTGTTTCAATGTCAATTTTTTCTATAACTTTACCATTGACTATTGTATCTACTTTACCTTTTTCTACAAATGATACCATTTTTACCTCCTATGTTGTCCTAGTCATTTCTAACACAGATAATATGACATGAAGTCTATTAGCTGTAGCTGCCGTGACTTTGATTATTTCTGTTTCTTCTACAACCAAAGGTTGTGAAAGAAGTTCTTTAGTAGCTTTTGCACCAACTGCTTCTTCTTTATAAACACTAAAAACACTACTACCATTAGTTATAGTAACTGTAAGAGTATCTGCACTAGCAGAATCATTTGATACAATGATTGATTTTATAATACCTGTGGTTTCAGAGGGCACTGTATAAAGAGTTGTTATATCAGTAGTACTAAGATCTACTTTTTTATTTAAATAATTATTAGCCATTAAGCAAAGAAGAAAGCAAAACGTTCTTCTTCCTCTCTTAAATTTTGTTGATATGTTGTATTGAGCTCTTCAATCAATGCTGCAATACCTCTGTTAATTTGTCTTTGATTAGATACTTCATAATCATTTTTAGGTTCTGGTATTCTTACTACTATTCTTGCCATTATCTCATTCCATCTGGTTTAACATCAAGAGTTAGTGTTCCATATCTCCACTCTTGATTAATATCTGTGTTTGCAACTTTAACACTAACATATCTTCCTCTTGCTCTTGTATCAACTTTATCTGTACTTGAGTTTATAATAAAAGGACTATGTGTAGAACTAAGGCCTGTTTCTGAAGGGTATCTTTTAACAGCTAGTGTCACTGTGGCGTTACCTTCCAAGTCTTTGAAATCAGGTATAAAACGACTAACCGATACAAAGTTCTCTCCAGCACCTGTTTGGCTTTGTAAATCAAAATCATAAGACTGTATGTTGGATTCTATGGTAGTAACGCTTCCATCTTCATTCACTTGATCCGTTCCTATTTCATGTTCAAAATATATTGTTTTACCTAATCCATCTTCTCCTAAAATAACAGGAAACGTTCCTGTGCCGGTATCATCAAACTTTGTTGCATGAGGTTTCGGATATAAGTTTGCATCAATCCAAGAAGTCCTCGCTTCGCTATTCGTGTACCATACACCACCGGGAACTTGTGATGATTCAGCATAATTATATGTTACTGCTTTGTTGTTAAAGTCACCACCTGCAGTAGGAGAAGGTGATTCTGTATACCACCAAGTAACTTCTGAGAATAAATTATTTAATCCTGCAACAACTTGTTGTCCCTTGGTTGTATCTAAACTATTAAATACTTCGTCTTCTACAGAACAAGGTAGAGTTTTAACTGTACCGTCAAATAAAAAGAAACCTTTTGTACCCATCCAATAAGCAACACCATCTACTTCTATAGCAGCATTCTTACCAATCAAACCACAGTTAGTACCTACTTGTTCAAAACCAAATATAAAAGGAGATCCGACAAACTTCATTGTATATAAAGCTGTATCAGTCCATATCAAAATATTTTCTTTTGCTTTTAAAGCACCTATGATTTTTGTTCCGTCTTGAAGTCTTTGAGAACCTGCTGTATTTGTGACACTAGGTGTATAGCTATTAATATTTTCTCTTTCTGAAAATCTTATAAACATATCATCTTGAGTTGTTGTTGTACCCACGGTTGTTTCTGTACCAAAATGTATTAAGTGTCTTGTGGTAGGTGATATCAAAGTTAATCTTGATGCTGTAGGATTATTTCCTGTTGCAAAATTTGTTGTATCTAAAGCTGCTCTAGTTGTTAAAGGTGTTGTAGCTGAAGGGTTCCATGTAAAAGTTTTACTATTAGCAACCGTTGCAACCAATACTTCACCAAAATTATCTAAGGACCAAAGACCGGGTTCTAAGTTTACTTGACCAGCTTTGACTGCATCACCCCAAGCATTATAATCTGTTGCGTTGACTACGGCTGTTCCGTTATCATGAGTCACAGCAGTCGTGCCTAGAGCTCCTCGTGTACATCCTGTCAAGTCATTAGTAGACTTTCCTGTATATGTGATTAATTCTGATTCAATTAATATTGTACCTGCTGTCGGAAAAGAAGCAGCACTAGTAAGTGTTATGGTTGTTTCACTATTGTCTAGTGCTTCGTTGACCGTTGTTGAAGCTGCATCAGATATTGTGCCACCCCATGTACTAACACCCCAACCATATCCATAAGTTTGTTTTTGTGGGCCAACTACAAAATAAAAATCTATTGTTGTAGATCCACCTGTGCTTACAGTTCCTGTTGCTGCTGCAGAAGAAGTGATTGTAAAAGTGGTTGTACTAGGAACAGTGTTAACCATAAAAACTTTGTCTTCAAAATTACTAGCACTAA